CGAGTAAGTAAATCATATAAAGGATTGAGAACTGCAGATATTATTCGCGACATCTTAATCAAAGAACTGCAAGTTGACCCTACTCGAATTGGAGCATTAGAAAGGACTTCTGGTGTTTATGACCTTGTTGTTCCAGGATATCGTCCATTTGAAGTTGTTCAGTGGGCTGCATCACGTTCATATGATGCGTCTGGAAAGTATTGCTATTTCTTTTATGAAGACAGAGATGGCTTTCAGTTTAAATCATACAATACAATGATTAAACAAAAAACAATTAAAGATTTAAAATACGAGATTAAAAGAGTTGATCAAATTGATCCTGCATTAAATAAAGATTCTATTGATAGAGTTGAGATTAAACACGACTTTGATATTTTGACTACGATGGCAAATGGTGGTTATGCATCTAAATTACTTTCTGTTGACATATTCAATCAGTCATTTAAGTATGACAATTATTCGATTGATGTTGCAGAAGGTCAGAAAAATTTAATTAATGAATTCAAAGCAACTAATAGTTTAAAAAATTATGATAAAATTCCTATCACCAAAGCATTTGACTCCTATTTCTTAACAAACATTGCAATAAATGATACATCTTCCGAAAAAAGTAATGATCGCGATAAATGGTTGATGACAAGAACATTGCATATGACTGCAATGCATACTTTTAAATTGAATATCCTTATTCCTGGAGATATTTTACTCAAAGCAGGTGATATGGTAAAATATGAGTTTCCAAAATTTGAATCACCAGATCCATCTGGAAAAGATCCTGATGAATATAGAACAGGAAAATATCTTGTAGCAGCGATCTGCCATAAATTTTCTGGTGGGGATAAAGGTGACTTTGAGAGTATCGTAGAACTTGTTTCTGATTCAGTGTCAAAACAAATTCCATCACCCAAAGATGGGCTTGATAAAGTGACAAGAAGATTCACATGAAAGCACAAAAGAACTTTATTGGTCTCGAGGGGTTCATTTGGTGGGTTGGTGTTGTTGAAGACCGACAAGACCCTGAGCAACTCAATAGAGTTAGAGTTCGCTGTTTTGGTTGGCACACAGAAGATAAAAAACGAATTCCGACAAATGCACTACCGTGGGCGCACCCAACCATTCCAGTAAATAGTCCTGCTGCATATAATCCAAAAGAAGGCGACATGGTTTTTGGATTTTTCCTTGACGGAGATCAGGCACAAAATCCCATCATAGTTGGAGTTTTTCCTGGCAAACCAGATAAGAAACCAAATTATGAAAATGGATTTAGCGATCCAGGAACAACATTAAGTAGCAGACCAAAACGTCCTGATGATGCATCTGAAAAATATCCAAAATCAAAGTATTTGAAAGAAGCAACAACAAACAGACTTGCTCGAGGTAAGGCTGAAGGCACAGTCATTAAAACTAGAAAAGATAACAAAACTAGTGGGATTAAATCAGCTGGTGGTGTTACATGGTCTGAGCCTAATCCTGCATTTGCACCAAAGTATCCATACAACTATGCACACGAGTCGGAATCTGGTCATGCATTTGAACTAGATGATACACCAGAAAAAGAAAGAGTTCATTTAGCCCATAGAATGGGATCTTTCTTTGAGATCGATTCTCAAGGCAGCAAAGTAGAAAAGGTTGTAAAGGATAATTACACTCTCATCATGGGCTCTGATCACGTTTATGTGAGTGGAAAATGTTCTGTAACAGTCGATTGAGATTGTAATCTCCGAGTTGGCGGAAACATGAATATTGAAGTTGCTGGGCAAATCAATATGGCAGCTGGAGACGATATTCGCATTAAAGGCAAGAATGTGATGATTGAGTCTACTGGAGCATTTGACGTTAAGTCTGGTGCTGTAATGAATATTAATGCCTTTGACAAACTCAGCCTCAAGGGTGCAAATACAGCACTTCAAGGCGAGATTGTAGATATTCCTGCAGCCAGAATTAACATGCAATCAGGTTCAGCAGCTGATGCAACACCAACTGGATTAGCTGGTGGACAAGCGTCTCCTTCATCTGCTGCTGCGAATATTGCATCCAATACTGCTGCAAATACAGCATCAGCTGGTGGAACTGGCATCACTGGTGCAATAGATACTGCGCTCACGACAACATCGAAGATAACATCAGTTGTTGGCGCCGCAACCAATACAGTGGCTGGAGCATTGTCAAATGTAACTTCTGCAATTAGTGGAAGTGCATTGGGTAAGGCTGTTGGTGGATTAACCTCCTCGGTATCAGGGATTGTTGGAGATTTAGGTAGGACTTTAGATTCTACAATAGGTGCTCTCCAGTCAGTAACTTTACCGCTCGGAGAAATTACAGCTCGAGTAACTCAAACAGAAAATTTGGTCAATGGACTTCGTGGAGATATTTTGAGTTTAACTGGAACAGAAAGAAATACTACTCTCGGTAAGATCGATACAGTGTCAACTCTAGCGTCAAGTAAAAATATCGATTTCAATATTGATCAAGACATTACAACTGCAATTAATGTTGTTAAGAACGTTGGGGTTGCTGCATTCGAAACAGTTACTGGAAAGAGACTATATCCAAAAACAGAATCTGTTCAAGTCCCAAGTTCAAACACAGGTTAAATTATGGCGATCGTAGTTACATTGCCTTGTCCTGCAACTTTGCTGCCGACAAAAGCAGACCTTGCAAATATCTTTATGCAACTTGCAAGTTTACCTGCTCAATTTGAGGCAGAAGTTGAAAAAGTAAAACGATCTGCTGAGTCTCAGATAGATGCTGCTGTGAGACAAGCCATTCTAGAAAAGACTGCGCCATTGTATGCAGCTGCGGATAAGGTTCGAACGATATTAAATCAGATAGATTCTTTACTCGGAAACTTCCCGATATCTCTAACAGACCCGATTTATGCATATCTGAGTGTTCCAGCATGGGAATGGGAGAGAAGAATTACGGCAATTGTGCAAGAATATCATCTTTATGTACAAGCGAAATTTATGGAACTTATCGCGAAGGTTCTTCCATTAAGTTTTTCTATCCCAATTTTAGGTTTAAGTATCGATGTTGTCCAGTTATTCTCTAATGCTGCGTATAGAGCAGCTTTAAAGGCTCAAATTTTAGAAAGATTAGATTTCTTTTATAATCTAGTTCCTGAAATTTATAGAACTTTTAATGGCTTGTATGGAGTATTCTCCGCAGCAATCCAAGCAGAAATTATTTGGTCGTATATCATGAGCCAACTTAAAAAGGGAGCTCTGCAGATAATTTACAATGCACTCGGTGGACTAATCAGTAAATTCAGCACAATATGGAATGCATTAGGTCTTCCAGCTCTACCTGCTCTCTTAAGTTTAGACGTTGCTGCATTGATTCAGACAATCCTTGCAAGTATTATAGAGCGAATAAAAAACGCTCCATATGAACTGAAAGAGAAACTCTTAAAAGAGGCAGTCGAACTTATCGAATCTCTCTCTATATTCGGGTTTAATGTTGTGACCTTGATTGGTGGAGAGATAGATCGGTATGTCACGAGTTACGAGCAGAAACTGAACGCATACATAGAGGCTTTACGAGACTTTGCAGAAGATTGGCCACAGTACCTAATAAAACTATGGATGCAGAAGGTGACGGCATTCTTTAATGCAATAGGTTTGGGTGCTCTTTTGCAGTGGATAAACTTCAATTTTTGTACATTCTTAACATTGATTGGAGTTCCAACTTCCATCTCGATTGACGTAGATGTTGCAGTTGATATAACCCAAGGATCGTTTTCAGCTTCTATAGAACCTGTCACGACATAACATATAAATAATAAATTACAAGAATCCCTTTCAGAGCAAGATGCCATTAAATTCCCGAACTTTTATTGATTTTGATGTGGATTTTCTTCCAAATCCCATCACAAAAGATATTCTAAAGAAAACGAATGAGAGTTCTATTGCTCAATCGATCGGTAATCTTTTGCAAACCTCTCACTATGAGAGATTGTTTAATGCTAACATCGGATGCAACCTGAAAAGACATTTATTCGAGCCAATAGATAACATTTCTACGAATAATATCAAAGAAGAAATCGTACAAACGATAACGAATTATGAGCCTAGAGTTAAATTATTAGATGTTAGCGTTGTTCCAGATTATGATTCGAATGGATATACGGTTAGTATTAAATTCTTCGTAAATAACGACCCACAGCCTATCACGATCACATTTTTCTTAGAACGAGTAAGATAAGATGGCAAATATTGACGCAAAACTTCAAGTCGCTGAATTAGATTTCGATACTATCAAACAAAATCTAAGACAATTTTTACAAGCGCAGTCAGAATTCAGCGATTATAATTTCGAAGGTTCTGGTCTTTCTGTTCTACTAGATGTATTAGCATATAATACTCATTATATGGGATACTATTTAAATATGGTATCGAATGAAATGTTTATCGATACTGCACTTACTCGCGGTGCAGTGGTATCGCACGCAAAACTTCTTGGTTACACACCACGTTCTCGCGTCTCCTCAAAAGCGGCGATCGATCTAACTATCACACCAGTTGCCAACGACTCAAATAGTTCTATTGTAATTCCTCGTTTTACAAGATTTGTTTCTGAAACGAAGGACGGAGTTAATTATATTTTTGTAACTCCTTCTGCTCGTATCGTTTCTAAAAATACAACAACTGGTTTGTTTAATGTAGAAAATCTCGAGATTAAAGAAGGTCAGCCAGTTACATTCACATACACTTATACATCCGATACAAACCCTAAACAAGTATTTGAACTTCAAGATGTTGGAATTGACACTTCAACTTTAGTGGTTGCAGTTCAGAAGTCAGCTCAAAACGCAAACTTAGAAACTTACATTTTAGCCCAAGATGCAACTGATGTTGATGAGAACGCACTCGTATATTATCTTGAAGAAAATAAAAATGGAAGATATCAAATTTATTTCGGCGATGATGTAATTGGTAAAAAACTTTCTGATGGAAATATCGTTATCGTTTCTTATGTTGTGACAACTGGTACTAATGCGAATGGATTAAAATCTTTCAAATTACTCGATAATGTATTAAATGGTTCAACAATTGCAGTTACTCTTCGAAGCGAATCTACTTCTGGTGCACCAGAAGAAACTATCGATCAAATTAAGTTTACTGCACCAAAGTCTTACATTGCACAAAATCGCGCTGTGACAAAGAACGATTATATCGCGCTTATTAGTCGCGATTATCCATACTTCCAAGCAGTGAATGTGTGGGGTGGAGAAGATAATGTTCCTCCTGTGTATGGTAAGGTATTCTTTACGGCTAAACCACTTGGCAGTTATGAAATTACTGTAACAGAAATTGAGTATGTGAAGAATAATATTATTCGTCCATTCTCGGTTCTTACAGTCACTCCAGAATACGTTGCTGCCGACTATAACTATCTAAACCTCGCCGTTGATGTTAACTTTGATCCAACAAAGACCAATAAAACTGCAGAAGAAGTTAAGACAACGATTACAACAGCAATTCGCAATTTTGCAAATACAAATTTAGATACATTTAATAACTCATTTAAAGTGTCTCAATTGTCTAGAGCAATTGATGATTCTGAGAACTCAATTATGAGTAATGATATTAAAGTGTTTATTGAGAAAAGATTTGCTCCAGATACAACTCGCTCACAAAGTTATGAGATTAACTTCGGAACAGAACTCCAACAAGGTACAACTTTACAACGCATAACAACAACTCCATCATTTACCTATTTGGACAGTTCGAACGTTGATCGTGAGTGTTTTATTGAAGAAGTCTTGCAGTCTTATACAGGTATTGAAGAAATTGAAGTGACTGCAGCAGGTAGTGGTTATACATCTACACCATCAGTTTATATTGATGGTGATGGAACAGGTGCCGCAGCTCAAGCACTAATTGTAAACGGAACCCTTCGTAAAGTTACTATCACAAACCCAGGAAGTGGATATACTTCTGCTATCGCTCGAATTGAGGGTGGTGGTGGCGTTAATGCGACAGTAAGACCAATTCTTCAGGGTCGTGTGGGTCAGTTAAAGATCTTCACCATTATTAATTCAATTAAGAAAACAGTTGTTGAGAATATCGGAACTGTTGACTATAAAACTGGAACTATAACGCTAAACAATTTCTTCCCAACTGCGATTTCAGATCCATTTGGAACAATTGTAATAAAAGCCATACCTGTTAAGAAAATATTCTCTTCCGAAAGAAATAGAATTATTACACTTGATCAGTCAGATCCAGCAGCACTTTCAGTAACTGTAAACGCTATTGTCGAGTCATAATATGGCAGCAGCTGAAAAAACTATATCAGCACTTGTTCAGACGCAGTTACCAGACTTCGTCAATGCAAACCATCCACAATTCAAAAGATTTATTGAATTGTACTATCAATGGTTGGAGCAAAATGCTCCAGCTGGAATATCTAACACTGCAGGCAATACAATCTATCATGCTATGCAGATTGGTGATTATCGTGACATTGACGAAACCCCAGACGAGTTTGTTCGTTACTTTAAAGATGAGTTGTTACCATATTTCCCAGAGAACCCATCACTCGATATTAAAAAGATTCTCAAAAGTGCAAGAGAATATTACAGCAAGAAAGGTAGTGAAGAATCGCTCAAGTGGCTCTTTAAGGCACTTTACGATACTGATCTAGAAATCAACTATCCAAAAGAGCAAATTCTTATTGCTTCTGATGGTAAGTGGAAGAAGCCAAGAGCATTTCGAATTACTGTCGGTGAATCAAACAAGAACGTTGATGTTAATCTTCTAGAAAAGAAACTCGTTGTCGGTTCGGTTTCAGGCGCGACTTGTATTATTGAGTCGGCAAATCGTACAATCGATGAAACAAACGGTAGAGAAATTATTGAGATTTATATCTCAAACATCACAAAATACTTTAATAACGGCGAAGATATTATCGTAAATTATGTCGATGTAAATGGTATCGATCGCGTTTTCCGCGAACGTATCATCGGAACATTGTCGAATGTTAGAGTTGATTCGAATATTCGCACAGATCCACGTCAGCGTCGTCGTGGTTTGCTTTATAACGTAGGCGATCCTGTCGTTATTACTGGAGGTCTTGGTACTTCTGCTGAAGCAAACGATGCAGCAGCACTCGTTGGTAACGTGACACGTGGATCTAT